TCCCATTAAAGAAACAGCGATGAACAGAAGCTCAACAACCTTCGCGTAGAATGAGAGTATCCAACCGTGGGTCTTTTTGTAGAAAGCATCACCAGCCTCTTCGAACTTCTTAGCCCGCGCTAACTTGTTCGCCTGATCCCCACCGCCGAGTTTCGAGACCATGGTCGCGTAAGCTTTGATAATGTATGAAGTGCCGTAGAGCGCAAGCTTACCGATCTTCGGTATCGACAGGGCGAAGCCTGCCAGAAACAGCCCGAGCGCCTCGTTGACAGACTTTGTCTCATCATCCGTTTGATCGTCTAGCTTGGACTCAAAGTCGTCCAGCATTGAGTCAAGCTGGTCGGTGAGTGAGCTCAGCTTGCTCACCTGCTGACCACCTTCCTCACCCGCGGCGGTCCCGTCCTCAGTTGCCTGCTCCAGAACCAACCATTCGCGGATCAAATTCCTAATAACGACTTCCTCGCTGCGCATCGTATCTCCTGACCCTTAAATATGGTCTACCCACCTAATCCGGCAGATCAGATCGAAGAACTAACTACGTGAAACGTCGAAGTCGTGCAGGAGTCTCACCCCTATGCAAACCCATCAGTGAGCGGGTCTGCGGATCATTCTGGTGAGCAGCACGGGTCGGAGTGTTATCCTTCTCGCTGTTACGAGAGAGTTCCTTGTTGAGCCTTGTGATGAACCAGGCCCTGTAGCGTACCGGGATGTTGTAGCACTCCCAGTACGAGAAACCCATGTAGTACATCAGCAGGAAGCTCTGCTCTAGATAGATCTCACGATCCTCAGGACTCAGGCCAAAAAAAGGTGGCACCCAGCGGTACCCGCACCTCACTCACCTCGCTGCAGGCGGGACAATCGTACTCTCCCTTCATATCGATACCGGGTTCGTTGGCATCGATGAACTTGCGAAGGTTCATCGAATCACGAGCAGGCATGCTCCTGATGAAGCCGTTGATGGATCCGCGATCGGTCTTACCGTCGATCGAGACGATCGAGTACTGGAGACGTGTGGTGACGTTGTTGTCAGCGACGGCGCCCTGCTTCTTCGCTCGCTCCTGGACCGTCACGATCTCCTCCTCGTCACGACCGGTGAGGAACTTGAACTGAACGGTCTTCTTGGTCACGGGAAGCTTGAACTCGAACGCATTCTGACCCTTAGCGACCGGCTCAATCTCGAGTCGGCGAACTGGCATCTCGGCAAGATTGAACTCCTGCTTGGAGCGCTTCCCGCACTTCGGGCAATCCGCCTCAACATGATACTCGGAGCCGTAACCTGTGATACGTAGAGCGACCATGATCGCGTTCCTATCACCGGCGAGCATGTCTGGAACGTAGATCCTCTTGTCAGTAAGGCAGCTCTTGATGAGCTCCGTGATGACAGTGCCCTTCTTGATGAGAGCGCGTGAGGTGAGGATGTCCTCCTCGCGGGCGGTCATCGACCTGATGTCAACCGTCTCCCTTCCATGAAGGGGAGACTCCGCCGGATAGACCACACCGTTCGAGGGAAGCGGCACCGACTCAACTGGAATCTCAAATCCGAAATCATCACGCATGACATCCTTCGTCTGGATGCCTGCTGGAACCGCCCCACCGAAGAGAGCGCTACGATCTGTCTCACCTGCCACGTTGATCACTCCTAAAAACTGCTATAGCAATTCTTAACCGATCTCGTGACAAGTAAAAAAATGGCCGCGCAATCTGCGCGGCCACCCCCAAGCTTGAAGCTTGATCGCGGATCAGTACTGCAGGACGCAGTTGTCGAAGCGCAGATCGAGCTGGATTTCCAGGGGGTCATCACCGTCGTACCCAAGCTCGCCGAAGTTCGCTGAGGTGATGAAAGCACCCTTGATGTCCCAGAGTTCGACCACGGTTCCGACCGGATCGATGAGCTTCAACTGGCAGTCACGCTTGTAGAAGTCAGCGTAGCCCGCGCGACCGGAGACGGACTCGAAGTGGGTACGAACCCATTCCATCACCTGCTGGGCGCCGGATGGTGCGATCGCATCGTACAGCGAGACCGAGAGACCCTCGAAGGTCGTCTTACCAGCGATGTAGCGGCGTGAGTTGATCCAAGGGATCTCCTTCTCCTCAGTCTTCACGCTCGGGCGCTTTGTTGACTTGATGAGATAAGCATCGATTCCCTCGATGGCGAAAACCCATCGGTTCTTCCTCTTCGGTTCGAACTTGTTGGGTAGCATGTCGGTGACTGAGAGTGTCTCGGCCATTTTGTCTCCTGTTCCTTAACTATTGTGGTTACGTTGAAATCTTAGAAACTTGCTGCGTTTCTCGCCTCGAAATCGATCGAGATGAACTCAGCCGAGCGCGTCGGCTGGAGGTAGATCTTGCCGCGGATCGTGTTGTTCTCGATGTCAGCCTGCGTTGTGGTCGTAGTATCGATCTGCACACGGTAGCGCTCGACACCACGCTGAGCCTGGATCTGCTTCATGATGGGGGTCACGAGCGCGTTGAATCGGGCGATGGTGGATTCCCTGTTAGGCTCGAACAGTAGCCCGTATGCGACAGCTTTCACTCGACGACGAACCTCGATGAGGAGACGACGGACGTTGACACGATCAAGAGCGCTACCCTCAGCGAGGAGAGTTCTCTGGCCGTTAACGATGATTCCTGCTCCGGGAGGCGCGATGATTGGATTGATGCCTGCATCGTAGACAGTATCAACGTTCTCGGCAAGGAACTTGGTGCTGAGCTCTTCCGCAGGGATGACAGCGCGGATGTAACCTGCCGGAGCGTACCACGCGTGAGCGAGTCTGTCGTTCTGCCCGTAAGCTCCGAGAACCATCGTCGAAGCTGGTACCCTGACCGATGATGAAACGCCGGTTCCTGGATCGACGTTGACGAATAGATCGGGGAAGTAAGCTGCACCGAAGGAGTTGTTGAGGCTTCGAGCCCTGAATCGGGTCGTAGTGTAAGCGATGTTCACGCTTGGGTACACGCTGGAGGCCAAGGAGGAAGTCACGTAGTTGTTGTTATCATCCTTGAGCTCGACGTCCATGATGTATAGAGCATCGAACTTCGTCTGCATCGAGCTGAGCGCGAAGTCGGTGACGGACGGGTGACGGACGTCCGGGATGGCCAGCAAGCTGACGTCGGAGTACGTCTTGTTCGCCATGATGTCCACAGCCTTGCGGTAAGCTGCGACCGTCGGACCATCGAGCTGACCCTGGTTCGTGTTATCCATCTCACGGCGGATTGCCGCATCACGCATGTAGAACTTGTCAGCATCGAAGACGTTCAGTCCGTCGAAACCTCCCTGCATGAAGGTCACGAACTTCAGGTACGTCCTGTTTGAGGAGTACTGGAAGTCGAGGTTGACATCCACGAACCTGCCCTCCGATCCAACCAGCGCCGCGTTTCGACGGTACACAGCCTCGTCCCAACGTGTGCTATCGATCGTTCCGTCGGTGCCAGTCATCACCTGGACACGTTCCAGGGTGAAAAGGTTCTTGTTGAAGAGGTCAGCATCGAGAACCGACCCGTTGACGTCCGCCGCACCTGCGTTATTACCCACCCACGGGTTCAGGTAAGTTGTGTGGAAGCTTGGGAAGTACTTCGTGTAGGCTGACAGACCCGAGGGACCGAGCTGGTCACTTGCGACCGTGGTTCCATCGTTTGGCTGAGTGAGTGAGTTGCAGATGTTAAACTGCGGACCCCAGTAGTACTTGCTAGCGCCCGAAGCGTTAGGATCAGCTGCGGCAGCCCCCTCATTTATCGAACGGCGGAAGAACACCGGGAACTCCCTAGCATTCGTGATCGGGACGTTGAGATGAGAGCTGCTGTCGGCGGATCCCGTGGAAAGCAGATTCGTACCCGACGTGACAAGGTGGTAATAGCCTCGAGCTGCAACTGGCAAGCTGTTCGTAGGAACGATCTTGTTGAGAACGTCTTCCGAGAGCTCGACCCTGATTCGACGTGACTTCTTACCGTACAGACCCTCTTCAACTATCTTCTGAGCGTCGGCTGAACGATCGAAGTCGAAATAAGTGTTCTGATCTCCAATCTTCTTGCCTATGAAGTTCGAGCTGTCAGGATCAAGATCGCAGTCAACCCAACCCTCAAGAATGCGAGGGGCATCGTCCGTGTCATCCCAAGCGCGGACGTTCACCGTGAACTTACCGTACCCATCCGCGGTGGTCGGGTACTTGATATTCTCGATAGCGATCTTATACAGCTCGTTGGTGTAAGCTCCGTCCCCGCGAGCGTGAATCCTGAAGAGATCATACCTTGAGCCGCCAAAGTTCTGGGACGCGATGAACGGGGTCGATGGGTGCTGGAACCTGTCCTCAAAGTTGTCGTAGTTCGGGACCGTGGTCGAACCTGCGTTTCTCGACTGCGATCCAGTCAAGCAGAATACAATCTCCTCGAGAGCCTCCGCCGTGCTGAATCTCCTGATCAAGGACTCGGCTGCGACTCCTGAACCTGTAGGAACAGCGAACGCAGGTAGAATGTCATAGTGGTTGTAGAGAACGTAACCGTGCTGCTCGACCAGAAGCGGATCAGTGTTGAACTTCTTGGCAAAGTAAGAGTCGGATGTCACGTCGAATGATGCGCTGAGCACGCTCGGGTACGCCGCCGAATCGGTATGGCCGTTTAGCAAGATCACGAAGTCCTGCTTCCCGCTTCTCAGATCGAGAGATCCAGTGAACCAGCCACGTGCAGGTGATGCAGTCGTCGCAGCGGTTGAGTAAGTCGTCGAGTCGACACCTGGAGCTGAGGACGATACTGCGATCTGCACGCCGGATGCCGCGAAGAGAACACCTCTGACGATCGGCTGGGCCGCTGTGGTCGTCTGCACACCTGCGTCCGATAGAACCCAGGATCCTGCGGATTCGGACATATAGCAGCCGAGAAAGTAAGTTCTTCCGAGTGATCCGAGGGCCGTAGCGTAAGAGTTGTTGCCGAGCTGACCGCTTCCCGCCTGAACTTTCTGCGATCCCACCACGAATCCGGCGTTATTCACACGACCCGAGTTGGGGGAGGAAGTCGTACGCTTCTTGCCATCTCCGATTCCTAGCGTGCGAACGTAAGTTCCCGCGGAAGAATTGTTCAGCCACTGGTTGAGAGCGAGCGGCGAGTGATAGTTCGAATCAGCGAATCCAAACTCGGTCCTGAACTGCGAGTTGTTGGCAAAACTGATCGGGACGAACGCAGCTCCCTGCGAGGCTGGTCCGATTACGCCAGCAGAGCGTCCCGACGGCTGAACCTCGGTCGTACCCCCTGTGCTATCGATCTCGTTGAGTGTTGTACCTGGTGCAGCCATTGAATGAACTCCTTAATCTTTCGCTTTAACTATTGCAGATTAGACGAACTCGACGCCAGCAGGTGTGATGATAAAGTCAACGGCGATGAATTCTACGGCGCGGGTCGGAACCACAATTATTCTGCCATTGAGCCTGCTGGCTTCGATATCAGCCTGGGTGTTGTTGGTCTCATCGCAGATGATCCTGAATTGCTCCACACCGGCCTGCGACTTTATAAGGCTGAGCAGCGGTGAGGCACGATCCACGAAGGCTTTTCTGGTTGTCGCATCGTTGGGTTCGAAGATGAGACCACGAGCGACCTGGGCGATCACACGCTTCAGCTCGAGGAACAGCCTCCTGACATTGACACGATCGAACGCTGACTTCGCGATCTGCAGGGTCTTCTGACCGAAGATCACGAATCCTGTGCCTGGGAAGGTGGCGATCGGGTTGATGAGATTCTCGTAGAGGTAGTCACGATCCGATGTGCTCAATCGAACCTCAACGTTACTCACGAAATCGAGAGCCGCTCTGTTGAACCCTGCTGGAGCGTACCACGGGTATGAGACCTTGTCACCGTAAGCAAGTGCGCCGAGTGCAGCAACCGACGCAGGAACTTTCACTCTCCGGCCAGAGACTTGATCATTCACGAACACGTCCGGGAAGTAGGCCGCAGTGTAGTTGTTGTTCAACGCGCGAGCGCTGAGAGCGTCGGCCGTCTTTGTCACGTTCGGTCTCACGCCGGTCGAATCCTCGAATATTCTAACGTTGGAATCGTTGTAGCTCGGAACGTCGATGACGTACATTCCGAGAGCGTAAGCGGGCATCCTACGAGCGACGTAGTCGGTGATGAGCGGCTCACGGATTCCAGGAATAGCGAGCACGTTGGTGTTGACCGTGAGCTTGTCAGTCATGAGCTTCGCCGCAGTGCGGTACGAATTGACAGCGTTGTTGCTCAGAGCATCACCGTTCGGGTCGTAACCGAGTCCGGATCTCGCGAGACCCGCTGCAGCGGAAGCGGCGAGACCACCAGTCTCGATGGAGGTCGAGCGATCGCCCAGCTTTGCAGCAGCCCCGTCAAGTACGTTCAGGCCGTCAAACCCACCATAGAAGATAGTCGAGAACTTGGCGTACTCAGAGAATTTATTGAATGTGCTCGCTGATCCAGACAGTAGGGACGCGAAGGTGAGCCTGTTGATCGAAGAATCGGTGATTCTGTAATCGAGGCTGTTCGGCGCGCCATTCCTGATGTAGGCCGTCTCCTTCATGTGAGACTCAACGGTTCCCGTGACGTCCGAGATCGAAGTGTTCGAGAGAGCGACTCTCGCAAGCGTGAACTTGTTCGCATTGAAAACATCGGCGTCCGACCCAGTGACGAGAGCATCGAGCTTCTGGATACCCTGGAATCTGGAGTAGGCGAGAACGACGTTATCAAACTCCGTTCCAGCGTTGGAGTTCATGACTGAATTCTCGATCTTTCCGTTTGTCGTTCCTGAAGGGATAAGTCTTTCGAACTTAACGCCCCAGTGAAGTCTCGAGTCAGGTATCTCGAGGATTCCCGGCTGGCCTGTGAACGCGGATCCGTCAACAGTACCGTTAGTAACCTTGAAGCGTAACGGAAGCGGTGGGATGATGGATCCAGTGAGCCCGGTGGCAACAGAGCTGCTGCACGCGAGCCGCGCACCCGCGGCCGCGCCAGCTCCGTATGTTCTGCCGCCCAAGGTTAGAGCGGATGCTGTGTCGGTCAGGGTCTGAGTGGTTCTTGCGACCGGAACGCCACGGAAACCGAAGGGAAGGGAAGTCTTCGGAACGACGCCCGAATCGAGCGCGGCCGAGATCACAACCCTGATTCTCCTGCTCGCGTTCGGGAACTTTCCGCTGATCTGCAGGCGGCGCTCATCCTCCGTCAGAGCGTCAAAGTTCATGGTGACCTTACGGTCTCCAATCTTCTTCGCAACGTAATTCTGGCTCGCTGGGTTCAGATCGCATCCAGTGAAGGTCTCGAGTGCTCTGGGAGATGTGTCAGTGTCGAAAAGATCACGGACGACGACGTCGAAAGTTCCGTAAGGATTCTTCGGGTCGGTTGAAGCGCGTACATTCGAGATGCTGACCTTGAAACGATCATTACCTGAAGCGCCATCGGTGAGAGTCTCGAAGTTGAAAAGATCGTACTCAAGATCACCGAAGGGCTGCGAGATGATGGACGGTGTGCGGGCAGTCGTGTACCTCGTATCAAAACGACCAAAGTTCTGCCTGTAGGTTGAGCTTGAGCCAGATGCTATGGCAACGCAGGAATCGCCGACGGTGTCGAGCGGAGCAACCTCATCGTCAACCGGGAAGTCGAGGTATAGAAGGTGCTGCTCATCCTGGAACTTCCTCGGATCTGTGTTCAGAACCTTGCCGAAGTAATCCGTATCATTCGGGTTGAACGAAGCCGTGAGGATTCGAAGACCGGTGTAGCCGTCGGTCGTCGCGAAAGCTGAACCCTGGGATGATGAGATGACGAACTTGAACTTCTTATAGTTAGCCGATGTTGTCGATAGATCGGTGGAAGCGATATCATCAATGAGAGCGCCCGTTCCTGACCATGAGGAGTTAGCCCCCGTCATGTCGAGGACCATTCCTCTCGCGCCAGTGGGGAACATGAGAACGCCGCGAACGACGTTCAAAGTGTCGGCAGAGGGTGGGCTAAAGCTCGGGTTGTCGCTGAACAACGGGAAACCGCGCCACTCTGACGGGGT